TAAGCAGTATGATATTTTAAGTGAAAAAGAGATTTCTAGTAATATTGTTAAGAAGATAGATGAAAAAAATCTATTACAGAAAAAATTAAATACATTAGTACAAGATTTAGAGACTTATAGAAATTTACTGGCTTCTGCCGACAAGGACGGACCTAGATACGGGCAATTACTTAGAACGATAGAAAAATTAGAAAAAGATATTGAAAGAACAAAAAGACGGTTAGAGGACGCTACTATTGCAGTTGATACTTTTTCCAAAAAATTATCAGAAGCAGGGGAAGGAATCTCTGATGGATGGTTGGACAGAGATACCGGGCTAAGAGCCATAGCTGATCAAGGAAATGCTTTTATTGAAATGCTTTCCCGTTTAGGGAATGGGTGGACAGAATATTTTTCAATTATAAGAAAAACAGGAAGTGCTAAGTTATTAAAAATGTTTTCAGATGCAGCAAAGCAAGCTGTTACTGATATGGAAGAAGCAGTCACCACTTTGGCTGAAGCTGATCCTACTTCTTCTTTAGAACAAAGAATGAACGCTGGAGCACAGGCTAGTAAAGAGGCATTAGAAGAACTTAAAAAAGCAATAAAAGATTTAACCAAAGATGAAAGAAGAGCATTAGAGGAAGCGTATAAAAAACAAGTCGACGCTATTACTAAAGCTCTAAATGCGGAAAAATCTGCGATAGACGCCAGAGAAGCATTAAGAAATAGAGATATAACTCGTGTTTATGGAACAGAAAGACAAAGACTAGATGCGGAAAGAGAGTCTCTAGATGCTCGTCTTGCTGCTGAAAAGAAATATTTTGAACAGCGCATTCAAGCATTGGCTGCTTTTGAAAAGAAAAGAATTGCTCTAGGTGGAGAGGCTGTTCCAGAACAATGGGAAGCCTTGCAAGAGGAACAAACGAAGGCTCTGCAAGAAGGATTAGAGGATAGATATAAGTTAGAAGAAAAATATATCAAAGATATTCAAGAAAATCCAGAAACTCTTAGAGAGGCGTGGTTTTCTGCTTTACACAAAATAAAGCAAAACGCAACTACTACTTGGAAACAAATATCTGATGGAGTGGTAGAACTTGCCGATGCTTTTGCTGAATCTACTTCTCAAGCATTTATTGATTTCGTAAAAGGAACAAAATCTGCTACAGAAGCATTTAGTGATATGGCCGCTTCTATTTTAGAAGATATTACTAAGATGATTATAAAGCAACAGATTCTTAATCTGCTTATTAGCGGAGCAAATGCTATTGGGTTTGATTCCTTTGCTTCTATGCTTGGAGGAGGCGGTTCTGGTGGAGTATCCAACACAGGCGGTAAGGTTTCTCTAAACCATAGTGGCGGCATGGCAGGAAAGGCTTCTGCCGTAAAACGCGCTCTTGATCCTTCTTCTTTTATTGCTGCTCCGAAGTTTCATAATGGTGGAGAAGTTAATGCAGTTCTTCAAAAAGGAGAAGTTGTTCAAACAAGAGAACAAGCGGCTGCAAATAGAGAACCTAGAAATGTAAAAGTAGTTATCGAGAATAATACAGGAACTCAAATAGGACAAGCAAACGCAACTTCTTCTATGGATTTGAGTGGAGAAGTTATCAAGATTGTTCTTGATGGTATTGATAGAAACAGAAATGGACTAAGAACAGTAGTCGCTAATGCTGGAAGAGGAAAATAAATGTTAGGACTAAAAGATAGAAATTCAATAGGAATCGGTCCTGCTGAAATTAGGATAGGAAGTTATCCTGATACTGTTGCTCAAATTCTTCCTACCCTAACTACTGCTAATTATTTTGGTTATAGCGAAGTAACTAATATAGTATATAATGTAGACTATATAACAAGACGTGCTGTTAATAGTGTTTTTATGAATGAGATGATTTCAGATGTATCATCCTGTGCAATAGAAATGCAAACTGTAGAATTATCTGGAGATATTCTTAATCTATTATTTGGAATTTTTCCTTCTACAAATAATTATATTTCTTTAGGCAGACTTCCAGATATTGATATTAGACTAGAAATATTATATACTTATCCTGATTCAACAAAGAAATTATATTTTGTTTTTCCTAAAGTAAGAATCAAAAAAGGACTTAACCTTAGTTTGACCTCTGATGCTGAAGTAGTTCAGTCTTTGAATATGGTTGTGCTTGAGGAGACTTCATCTTTATGGAGCGGAAACGAATTAGGCATAATCTATAAGGAAGGATTCTAATATATGAATGATTATCCAGAAAATATTCCTTTACCTGAATCTATAAATGAATCCTTCTATAAGGCACAAATCCGAACTCCTTTTGAAGATGGTAGTGTTCAATCAAGAGTAAAGCACACTAAAGGAAGAGGAAAGTGGGATTTGTCCTATGATGGAATTTCTATAACAGATTCATATATTATCAGAGATTTTTTTTATGCTAATCAAGGAGATTTATTTAATTGGACAAATCCAATGAATAATACAACTTATGTTGTTCGTTTTTCAGAAGATGAGTTACAGGTGAAAATTCAATCTCCATACAACTGTTCATTGTCTGTAAAGATTGAGGAAGCCTAATGGCTATTATTTTATCTTCAGAGGTAATTGCTCAAAAAAACACACTAGGAAGCACAGACTCTTTTCTAGTGTGTTTGGAAATTATAATTCCTGAAGTAACCGAGCCAATTCGCCTTGTTTCCAACACAGAAGATATAGAATGGAGAGGGCATACTTGGTTGGCATTTCCTTTTGAGATGGATGAGATTACAGATCAGATTCAAGGGGAAGTTCCTAGAGTAGATTTAAGGATTCCCAATGTTAATAGAGATATTGAAGCCTACCTGCAAGAATATGATAGATATGTAAAACTAAATGGTCCTGCTGATATTACAGTTACTATTTATGTTGTTTCTTCCGCTACTCTTGATGATCCTGATCCTGTTGTGTCTCACGATTTTATTTTGATTCAGCCTAAGACAGACATTAACTATGCTACTTTTACTCTAGGCGCACCAAACCCATACAAAAAACGGTTCCCTTTGCATCGGATGTTAAAGAATAACTGTAGATTCAAATTCAAAGGGACTCTTTGCGGATATACAGGAACAGAAACTTCTTGTAACAAAACACTAACTAGGTGCAGAGAATTGAATAATTCAACAAGATATGGCGGGTTCCCAGGTGTCGGTAGAGGAGGAATTTCCATTGTATAGTAAACACAAAGTAGTAAAGGCGGTAGGTGCGGCAATTAAGGCTCCGTTCGTTGATGGTGGGAGAGATATTTCAGTTGGTTTGGACTGTTGGGGGCTAGTTAAGTACATAGCTCATTCCGCATTTGAAATGGAAATTCCAGATTTTCACATAGGAGCAATGGATAAGCATAAAATATATTTTCAGTTCCTAGAGAAAACGAAGAAAGAATTTACTCCTATTTATCTACACGAAATAAAGCCAGGAGATTTTGTTGGAATGAATATGATAGTAGAGATGCCTAATCTTGTGCATCATTTTGGTATTTTTGTTGAGCCAAAAAGATTCATCCATACTTTAGAAAAGCAAGGACCACAGTTGACCTATATTTCTGATGCTGCTTATAAGAATAGAATAAGAGGTTTTTATAGATGGAATGGAAGTAAATAATGCCTAAAAAGATAAAAGCCGCTTGTATAGAAAATATTTTTGATCCACATAATTCTCAAAAAGTAAAAGAATTTGAGAGCGGGATTTCTATTGGAGAAATTATTTCTTCTTTTAATCCCGTATTAGCCTCAAACTTAGAAATTGTTTATTCTATTGATGGTGAGGTATTTGAGGAATTTGATGGAACGGTTATTCCTAAAGAAGGAAGTTCTGTTGTATTCTCTGTTGTGCCTAAAGGTGGAGGCGGCGGCGGGGGAGGAAAGAACCCACTAAAAATGGTAGCCCTTCTTGCTGTTGCTATTGTTGCAAACGTGTGGGCAGGGCCGTATTTAGCTTCTGCGGCAACAAATTTAGCTGTAGGCTCTGCTGCCGCTGCTGCATCAACAACTTTTGGAATTATTTCTGCTGTCGGTGCTTTTGCTGTTACTGCCGTTGGTGGGTTATTATTAAACTCTGTTTTTGGTGGACCTGCTTTACCAGACGTAGGAGCATTAAATGCTTCTGGAAATCTTTCATCTACCCCTACTTATGGATGGGATTCTACTCCTAACACACAAGAGCAAGGCATAACTGTTCCTGTTCTATATGGAAGAATGAGAATTGTTCCTCCTATCATAAATGCTTTCGTAACCACTGAAGATGATAATCAAACTTATAATGCTTTATATTGTATAGCAGATCATAAAATTGATGTGCTAGAAGATATGTATATTAATGAAAATCCAGCATATAACTTTGATAATATTGTTTTAGAGACTAGATTAGGAGAGGATACTCAAGGGGTTATTCCTGCTTTCTCTGATACTATCTCCGATAAGGCTGTGGGATTTAAGTTGGATACGGATTGGTCGCAAACAGAAACTTCTGGCAATGCTGTGGACGGAATTGGCATAGGAATAACTATCCCTGGTTTATATTATGCTAATGATTCTGGTGGGCTAGACGCTCAAACGGTTTCTTTGAATATGGAATACAGAATAAAAGGAACCGAAGATTGGACTTCTTTTTTTGAATCAAATGATGTCTATACTTCTCAAATAGTAGAAGTAGAAAGATGGACTGCTGGATATTATTTATCCGATGGAAGATGGGTAGAGTTAGAGGCCGGTTCTGAGGATTTTGAAGATCATCTTGAAGGAGATAGATACACTTCAAACGAAGGACAATCCTATTGGAGATGGTTGGAACCTACAGTAATTACTAGAACCGAATATAGATTAGAAAATGTAAGAGATAAAATTCCTTATACGGTTACAGAAACAACTTATCCAACTATTTATTTTCATACTGTAAATGACAACCCAACAATCAGTATTACAGAAGCAACTCAAGATGAAATCAGAAGAAATTATTTTGCTTATAATCTTGAGCCAGCACAATATGAAATTAGGGTCAGATTAGCCTCTGAGTTGCCTACCGGAACAAGATACAGAAATAATACTTATTTTGCCTATATTCAAGAAATTTTATATGACGATTTTACCTATCCTGGCACAGCCCTTGCTGGCGTTCAGGCATTAGCAACTGACCAGTTAAATGGAAATAGACCAACTATTTCTTTTATAGCAGAAAGAACTTATGTGGATGTTTGGACTGGTGCTGCTTATGAGCAAAAGCCAGCAAACAATCCGGCTTGGGCAATTTATGACGTGCTTCATAATAGTAGATATGGAGCAGATGTTCCAACTTCTCGATTCTTGTTTGAAGAGTTTGAGGAATGGGCTGACTACTGCACGTTAAAAGGATATACTTGTAACCTATATATAGATGATGCAACTTCTAATAGAGGAATAATTGATACTATTGCTACTTTAGGAAGAGGCGCGGTAGTCCAGAAAGGCTCTCAATTTGGTGTTATAATTGATAAACCAGAAGAGATGTCAGTACAGCATTTTCTCTTTACTAGAGGAAATATTTTAGAAGGAACTTATAATAATTCATTCCTTGATCTTACTAATAGAGCAAACTCAGTAGAGATTACCTACTTTGATAAAGAACTAGATTATAGTAGACAAATAGTTGAATTATATCAAGATGGATATGATGAAGAGCAAAATAGTATAAACAAATCTTCTATAACTCTTTTAGGATGCACTGATAGACAACAAGCTATTCAGTATGGTAGAGCTTCTTTATTAAGAAACAGATACCTAACGCAAACTGTTTCTTTTGAAGCAAGTGTTGATGCTATTGCGTGTTTTCCAGGACAGGTTATAGATTTATCTTTTGATGTTCCTCAATGGGGTATTTCTTCTGGAAGAATCGATGCTGCAAACTCAAATACAGTAACATTACCAGAAGAAGTAGAACTTCTTGCTGGACAGCAATATACAGTTCAAATTAGACATTCTGATACAGATATAATGGAATGGCGAAATGTTATTCCAGTTTCTACTAATACTATTACAAAAGTATTGAATCTGGTATCTGCGTGGGATAATACTCCAGAAAAATATGATTTGTATGCTTTTGGTAAAATAAATAATATTACTAAAAAATTTAGAGTATTATCTATAACTAGAGCCAACGACACTCTTAAAAGAACCATTACTGCTATTGAATACATTCCTGAATTATATGCTGATAATATTGATTCTTTATCAAATATTGTTGTAGGCGAAACCGCTTTTGTCACAGATTTAACTGTTAGAGAAAATTGGGTATTTGCCAACGATGGAACAGGTAAGTCTGTTATTGATGTTACCTGGAGAGGAAATGCTTTAAGCTGGAATGTTTTTATTAAAGAAGAAAATGGATTATGGGAAAACGTAGGAACTGCTACTACGAAATCTTTCAGAATTGATAGAACTTTTTCTATTAATAAAACATATACTATATCTGTAACCCCATATAATACTCCTAACAATGCTTATACTCAATCAGTAACAATTAAAGGCAAAGACGCCCCTCCTTCTGATGTTACTAACTTTGTGGCAGTTACTAAAGGAGAATCCATTCTATTAACTTGGGACCATATCGAGGACGCCGATTTTCTTGCATATAATATTTATAGAGGAACAGGATATGATACCGGAATACCTGTAGCTATAGGCATAACTGAAAATGAATATTACTGGACTCCTCCTATTTCTGGAACATATAATTTTTATATAAAAGCAGAAGATAGATCATTTAATGAAAGTCTTAATGCTGCTACTACTTCAGTATCTATAGATTTGACAGGACTGTTGAATGTAGTTGTAGATAGAGATGAGCTTCCTGATAATGTTACTGCCGGAACATTGTATAATCTATATTATGATTCAACTGATGAAGTATTACAGTGGATTCCAGGAATTACATTTGAAATGCTTGGTGCGGCTACTTGGGAAACCGAGCCGTTTGCTTCATATGAATTTTTTAATTATGATAATGGAGTTTATACCTCAGAAGTAATTGATTTAGGAGCAATAGATACATTTACACTAAGACAAGAATTAGTTAAAGACGCTATTCTAACTTCTCCTAGTTTTCT